ACTTTCCACCTCTTTTTTAGCGCCGCCCACGTTGTCTTTTGTCTCTTTAAATTTAGAATTAAATACACCGGCAGCGTCCGCTACGCGCATTTGCTGTTGAGCCGACAAACCAAGCGCCTTGTTATAAGCGCCCGTTTCTTGCTCGGCGTCAAAATAGCCCGAGCCAATAGCCTGCAAACCGTTAACAAACGCCGAAATAGGGTTTATAAGCTCGCCAATTAACTTGCCAAATTTGCCAACCTTTACCGTTGCGTTAGTTGCCGGTGTAGGCATATTGCTAAACGCGTCGTTAATTTTTACTAAGCCGTTAGCAAAATCGGTTGCCGCTGGTAATAGTTGTTGGCCTAGTTGTATTTGAAAGTTTTTAAACAGCGCGCTTAGGGTGCGTTGCTTGTTAGCAAGGCCGTCGGCTGTCCTAGCAAAGTCGCCTTGCGCGTCGCCTGTCTGTTTATAGATAGCGGATTGTGCCGCCAAAATCTTTTGTTGTGCTGTTAGCGCACCGCTGCCCTTATATATGCCTAATTCCATTGCCTCGGCTTTTAAGGTTGCGTCGTTAAGCAATACACCAAAACGGCGTAGAGGCTCTGCTTCGCCACGTAGGGCCGCGCCAATGGCCTGTACGGCCTCCTCGGGCGTTGTGTTGTTAAACGAGGCTAGGTCAGTAGACAGCGTTACAAAGTCAGTAGTAAACGTGCTTAAATCCTCGCCAGCTAGCCCAGCAGCTTTACCGAAAGTGCCGAAAGCACCGGCAGCGTCAAGCACGGATTGCTTAGACTGGCCAAGCTCTCGAGCGGCCGTATTGGCAAAGTCTTTAACGCTCTTGGACGCTCGCCCAAAAATTACGTTTACCTTGCTGGTTGCCTCTTCAAAATCCGAGGCCGCTTTAATGGCGGGGGCAATAACTTGCGTAATGGTGCCGATGGCGGCGGCAGCTGGCAACAATGCCCGCTGCAAAATAAAGCCAGCTTTTTGCGTTGTAGTAGTAAGGCTTTTAAATTCGCGTTGAGCGTCGGCAACACCCTTACCACTAAAACTTGTTAAAATCGGTATGTTAATTGCCACGGGATACCACCAAATTACGGTTTGTCTGTGTCATAACTTTACCCACAATGCTTAGTAGCTCGGCGGTTACTGCCGGGCGGTTGCTTTCCACGGCCTTGTCGATAACACGTGGGGCGTCGCCTACCTCTTTTTTTAGACTTGCAATAAACGCCGTGTTGCGGATACCGCTAATGCCAGCGCCCGCGTGGTCATAGATAGCGCCAGCAAAACTCTTTTGTTGTACCACCATTAAACGGTATGGCTTGGCACCGTACACAACTTGCCGGGTGTAACCGCCTTGGTCAAAATCTACGTAGCGCTCTTTAGTAGCTCGTACACCTACGCGCACGTTAAAGCCGCCTTGCACCTCGGATATGTTCCAACCCGCCTCTCGGCCACGGATTAGCGAGCCTCGACGCATACCGGATAGCGGGGCACCGTTGCTACGCGATTGTGTAGAAACCATGCTTCGCGCCTCTTGCACAATTTGGTTTCCAACGGTTTTAATGTCTTTAGTTACTTGCCGCCTAATTTTGCGGTCTATGTCGTTTAACTCTTTTAACGCGTTTTGCACCCCGTATACGTCAATTTGTCCGGTTATGCCCATAGCGTTGCTACCTTTTTTTGTGTGCCTCTGTCAACACTTTAGCCACCGTCTGCAAGTCTTGTAGCTCAAACGGGATATTAGGCGGCCACCAACCGACAGCTACTAGCACCTCGGCTAGTTGGCGTCTGTAGGTGCCGCTTCGGTAAAACTTGGTTGCTCTTGCTCGACAACCTCAATGTTGACAAGCTGCTTTATAAAGTTGTCAAACTCTGCCGGTACAACAATCTTGTTTAACTTAGACGCCTCAAACGCCAAATAGGCTAAATCCTCTATGCCAATGCCATTGGCCATGTCGGACGCCTTGCGCTTAAATTTCCTCTCCCATGCCACAACAACGTAAAGGTTGGTTGTAACCGTGTAGGTGTTGTCGGGTAATTCAACTTTTAGGGTTAGCTGCATAACTAGCCTCTTTCGTGTCGGGCCGTGTTGAGGCCGTTATTAGGAAACGTCTACCGAATACAAGCCGCCAGTAAACGTAATGTCAATAGTTGACAATTCGCCCATGGTTGCGTTAATGACTGGCAAAGATTCTAAGTAGGTGCCTGTCAAAGTAAAGCCCGGGTTAGTTGCCGAGTACGTACCGGGCGTTGCTGGTGCAGCTGGCGAAACAATAACGGTTACTTGCGTACCAACAAGCGTAGACAATGTTGCGTAAGTTTCGGTTGCGGCATAGCTCATGTACAACGTAAGTGTTAGTTCGTTGTTTTCTAGGCCGCCAACGTTAAAACGGGCAAGGTCACCAAATGCGGTGCTTTCCAATGCTTCTACCGTGCGCGTAAGTGTTGCGGCGGTGCACTGGTCGCGCAAGTTAACCGTTGCGATAATTACGTCCGGGTTGCTTAGGTAAGTTGTTGTGGCCATGGGGTTACTCCTCGTTTGTGTCTATGTCTTTTTTAGCATTTTTTGCGGGCTTAGGTGCGGATACTTTAATAAAGCCGCCAGCAAGTAGCGCCTCAATATTAGCCCCGCGCATTACGGCTAGGTCGGCGTCAAATTCGGCGCCCGGTGTACCCACTCGAGGGCTAACAACGGTGTATTTGCTCATGCTGTAGTACTCGCTTTCAAGTCAATGGTTAAATCATAGGCGGCGTACTCGGCCCCACCGTACACCGCTACCGTTGGGCGGCCGCCAGTAACCGCCACGTTTTTGGCAAGTAGTAAAGCTGCCATATTCATTAGCGAGCGTTGCGCGTCAAGGTTGCCCGGGCCAAGGGTAATAAGCCGCACCGGAAACGTAATTTCAACAATGTTAAAGTTAAACGCCACAAAGCTAGGTGCGTCTATAAACGCGCACGGCGGGTTAATGTTCCGCGGGTCATTCGTGACAGTCATGCCCGTAATGCTTGTTAGCGTCGCTGTCAAGTCGTCTAACGCAACGTTAAAAAGGTCGGTGTATGCGGGTACGGGCATTAGGCCACCGCGGGGCGGTCAATACCCAACAGCTGTTTAACCATTGGGCTAAAGCCTGTCGAACCGCCAGTAGTCATACCATCAAACGACGCGTAATCCATGCCAGCGCTACCACGTTGCCTATACAAAAAGCCTGCATAAGCCACCGTGCCAAGGGTTACCGCGTCGTTAGGTGACGTTGTGAGGCTGTCCACGTACCCGGCTTGCTGTCGTCGCTTGTAACAAACAGCGTTGGCACTTGTGCGACATTGCGTTAAAAACGCGGCGTCGGCCGCTGTAGCGGTGCCTATGCCTAACCAATCCTCAACTTGGCTGTCGAGCGTTACCCACGTACACGTAGGCGTAGTCGTTAGGGTGCCTGTAGCTGCCACAATTTGCACGTTGTCGGCCGTGCGCGCGTAAAGCACTTGGTTTTGTATTGGTAGCTGGTAGTCGTAAGTAAAAAAGCCTTGCTCGTCTACGCCAGTAAAATAGTATTGCGGCAAATCCGCTACTAGATATGTGCCGTTAAACGTCGCGTCAACGCCGCTAATAACTACAGACTGCCCAACCTCGAGCGGGTCGGCGTTTGTTTGTAATACTAAAACCGCGTAATTGTCGGTTAAGTATTTTTGTGTGACCGAGTAAGCGGCCATAATGGCCTACCTTTCGGTTATCAGACGAACTTGACGAACTTGGTGGCGTCTGCCATGAAAGCGGCAGCGTAACCACGGAAAGCAATCGTGCGGCCCAAAGTTGCTGGTACCTCAACGCTAATTGCGCCTTTTTGCTGTTCGTAGAATTCGAAACCAGCGGCAGGGCCGGCAGCGTGTCCCATGAATGAGCCCGGTGCGTTCTTGTCAACAACAAGCACCAAGCCAAGCGGGTTGCCGTTCCATGAAGTAGCCGCCGAGTTGCCGGCAGCGTTTTGGCCCATAAGGTTTGGTGCACCCGTGTACGGAAATACTGGACGGTTGGAATCGTCTACCGAGCTGGCCAATGCGGCCCAACTTGCAGGCGTTACAAACATGTGCGTTGGCAAGTAGTTAGAGTTCGCCGAAATTTGACGGGCGCCCTCGTAAATTGCTGCTACCCAATCTGCACCTTTAGCTGTGTCGGCTACCGATGAAGTTTGTGTAATTGCTGCATGGCAAGTGTCTACGGCGTAGTTGTCGGTTGCTTGGCCGTAAGCGATTGCGAGCTGGTTCAAAATGATGTCAATGCTTGATGGGTCTGACCAATCCAAGTCTTGTTCGGAAACGGTGACAAATGTTCCGAAACTTAGTTTTGAAACGTCGTTGTTTGAAACTACAACGGTTGACGCGTTCAACTGGTCAAACTGTGCGGCTTGTTGTGTAACAACTGGTCGAGTTGTAATTACTGGACGGCGGAAAGTTGCGCCAGCTGTCGGCATTGCCCTAGTCCCGATTGCACTGACAAACGGCCTGATTGGGTTTAGCGAGTCGTAGACACTCCCGGTGATGATTTCTGGCAATATGCCCGGGGTGCTTTCCGTGTTAATAAATGGTGCAACGCCGGGTGCAGCTTCGACAACTGCTTGCTTAATGTTTGCGTTGAGCTGTGCAAAGTCGGCGCCGCCACGTACGTAGCTAGCGATGTATTCCGAAGTGCTTGGCAAACGCAATTTGCGAGGCTGTGCATAAATGGTTTGCACGGTTGCGGCCTCGATAACGGCTGGTGTTTCTACGGTCTTTTCCATTTCGGTTAACTCCTCGTTTTCGTCTTGTGTATTATTTAACTCTATTTCGTCGGGCTCTTGGTGGATACTCGCCGCGACGCGCTGCACCTTGGCCGCCTCAAATGCGCCGTAGGGCAGCAAACTAAGCTCTTGCCAATCGGCCTTAGTTACAACCATGGTGCCAGCCTCGTCAAAACTAAATTCGACGGGCAAAATGCCTACGCTTACGCTGTCTAAAACGCCGTCTTTTGCAAGCTCAAGCGCCTCGTTGCCTAGCGTTGTTTCGCTTATCTTGGCTTCAAACATGACGGTATCGCCTACCAACTCTCGAGCAGTAACTAAGCCGATTGGGCTGGTGCTGTCATGGTTTAGGTACATTTTGGGTTTCTTGCCCTCAAGCGGTAGTGCGCCCGGCTCGAAACGTACTTTTTGCCCGTCCGATACGACGGCCTCTACGCCGTATTGTAGGGCGACGCCGGCAAGGGTTCTACGTGGCAGCGCGTCACCTTTAGCGGCGTCTAAATTTAATTCTTGTGGGATTAACCTAAGCATTGTTTACCTCGTTTGCCATGTCCGGCATGTTTTCGGCGCTGTCTTGGTATTGGTTTTCTAAATAGCTTTCAATGTCAAACATAACACCCGTGCCACGTGGTAGCACGTTATCCGCGCTTAGTGTTTCTTGTATGCAATCTATGTACGGTTTTACGCCGAACGTGTAAAGGTCGCGCGAGGCTTCGCTACTTGAAACATACGAGTAGTTGCCAATGCTTACCGATACAAGGTAGGCAGGCACGTTTGCTATGCGAGCAATTTCTTTTGCTTGGTATTCGGCGGCGTCAATAAGCAACATTTTGTCGGGCGTTGCGTTGTTAGGTATAACCTCTACAAATTCGTTTACCGCGCACGTAGCCGACGCGTAACGGGCGCTGTCGTAAGCCGCGGCCAAGTCGCTTAACTCTTGGGGGCTCATGGGCTCGCCGCCAGTCTGCCTAAGCGTTACGGCTGGTTGCAGCGAGCTCGAATTGCGGTTGCGGGCCTGCTCTAGCTTTAGCGCGGTATCTACTGACGTTGCGCCGGTATAAATCAAACCTTGAATTGGGCTTAAAAATTGTACGCAATCCTCGTAACGAATTGGTAAGCCCTGAAACAAAATTTGTTTAGACGGGCCGAACCATACGCCAGTACCTTGTGCTTGGTCTTGTGTTGTAATCATTGCAGCGGGTAGACGTGTAAACGCTGCCGGGTATCCGTCGGCGGTGCGCTCGGTTATATACCAAAATGCCCGCCCATAAAAAAATAAATCGTCAAATGTCCACGAAAGTATAAAGTTATTTGTTACGCCTTTGTCAATACGTCGCAACCAACTACGCGGCGCCTCGGGTACTTTTTCCATTTCGTCGCCGTTCCACATTTCTTTATACATGACAAGCGGCAGACAGCCAACAAGGCTTGCCATCAAGTCGCGTGAGCGGCTAATAGTTGGGACTTGCATAAAACGGCTACGGTTTACGCCGTCGGTGTACGCAAAAAAGTTGCCAATTTGTGAGGCGCCAGCGTTGCTACCGGCAGCGGCTTTAACGACGGTTGCTGGTTCAGGTTTGCGCGTAAAAATAGCCATGCGTTTAGTGTGCCATATTTAGGCGGCGATTGGTGGCACTCGCTGGCGGCGAGCAATCCCCGACGGAAAGCAAGGCCAGCGAGCGCCAAGCAAACTTTAGCGCTTAGCGCCCATAATCATTGGTTTACCGACAAGCTGCGGGCGGCTTGCCATGGCGGCAGCCCATACCATACAACGCGCTGCTTCGATAGGGCCCGGGCTACGTGTCGAGGATAAAGCAACGCTTCCGTTGTGTTTAATAAGTACGGCCCGCTCAACGTGTTGTGTTAGTAGTAGCTCGCCGTTGTGTTGTAAACGGTTTTCTACAATCATTGAGCGCACCGCGGCCGTCCATTTTAGTAGCTCACGATAGCCAACTATGGTGCGGCGACGCTCAAGCGCGGGCGGGCAACTTACCTCTAGCGCGGGGATTATTGCAAGCCTTAGCCCGGGGTTGTTTTCTATTTCTATGTCAACTAGCCGCCACATTTCGGCAACGCTGTTAGCGGTAAACGCCACGGTTACGTGTGTTTTGTTGCCAGCTTGTACGGCGCGCACGGCGGTATAGCGGGCTTCGTCCGTTGAGCTTTCGATAGCCAACACTCCGCCGGGGGGTGGCGGGGTATCGGTTTTGCAAGCGTCAAACACGCCCGTTTCTAGCCACCCGGCTGTAACGGCCTGCCAAAGATTAACCGAGGCTCTAAGAAACGCAGAGCGGTTAGGGCCTAATGCTTCGCCCTCAATTACGTCTAGGTCAATGAGGCCGCCAGCTAGTGCGGGGTTGGCGTACTCCCATGCCTCGGGCGTCATTGGGTCTAATTGTGGGCTTGGGCTAAATTCGGCAAAGTACAACGTGGTTTGTTTGCCGCTATCTATTGCCCTTAAGCCTTGGTCACGCCAGCGCAATAACGCCGTGGATTCTTGCGTACCCGCGGTGCTCACAAGCAAACACAACGGGTTTTTACGTGCACGTTGAGACGGTAATAAACCGTCGTCAATAGCGGCCTCAGATATTTGCCATACCTCATCGGCAGTAATTAGGTCGGCGCTGTAACCGTGACCCGCTGCCGGGGTAGCTGCTCGAATATGCCACACGCTGCCATTCGGCATTGTTAGTTTTTGGCGGCCGTATGACCAACTTACCTCGGCCCCAAATTTGGCTTCCATAATTGGCGCCAAGTAACTAAATTGCGCGGCTGTTAAATCCAACTTATGGCTAACGCTAATTACCGTTTGCGGCTGGCCTCGGTGCTCTGCCTCTTTAGTAAGCCAATGCCCGATAACCGCGCTACTTAAAAGGCTCTTGCCGTTCTGCCGGGCCACACTTATTAGGCCGACACGGTGTAACCATTTGCCTACGTCATCAAAAGCGGTTAAACCCTCTAAGCAATGCAGCTGCCACGGCATGAGCGGTAGCCCAAGCACCCTCTCCGCAAACTCCCCAATTTCGATAGCGCGTGATTGGCTGCCAACGTGCGTCGTTGTTTCTAGTCTCGGTTGGTATCGGCCGGTTAGAGCTGGTTCGGGCTGGTTTCCAAAAAATATAGGAATTAGAGCT